GAGGAGCTGCACAAGCGGCTGCAGGAGGCCATCCGCACCATCAAGCGCTCGCGCCTGGGTCAGCGCGGCGGCCGCGCGGCGCTGTACGAGCTGCCCTGGTACATGCTCATCGGGCTCCCGTCGTCACCGTTTCAGACGCATCCGCATCCTCTGACACCGCTTCGCCGGCCGCTCGCGCCGGCGCATACCTGGCCAGCGCACACGGTCAGGTTCAGCCTCCCTCAAACCCCGTCACGTTTTCGCGCGCCGTGACGCAGCAGAGGCACAGGCACGCCCGAAGGACGAGGCATCGCCAAAATCCGGAAGGGGTCGGGAACTTCCTAACATTCCTAACGCGCGGCGCCGAAGTACCAAAAAAGTCATACGCGACAACGACTTGTAGCGGCAGACGGAACCTAACATTTCCCTAACTTAGACATAACAGTGTTAGGAACCTAGACCCTAACTTCTCGCTTTGGAAAAGTCCTTTTGAATCAAGCACTTGGGGAAATGTTAGGTTTCATGTTAGGTCGTGTTATGTCTCGGACCTAACATGCTTTCTCTTTGCGCGACAACGACTTAGGCGTGCTTTTCGGGGGCTGTGAGGAAAGTTAGGAAGTTCCCGCGCCCAACCGGGAAACGGCTCCTAGCTGCTCGCCTATCCATCGCGCTCGTCCAGACCCGCCGCGGCGCCACAGATCCCGTCACATCCCGTCGCGCCGAGGCCCCGTCCAGCGGCCGCTCCTCCCGAGCGCAGCGCCAGCGCCGACACCGTCGTCAAAAGCGGGACATTTAGCGGGGGGGCGGGGCGGGGTCCCGAGCGCGCGCCGCGGGGTGAAGGGGGACCGGACCGGGTCGGACGCACCGGTCTGGCGCAGGGCGCGCAGGGGCGCCAGGGCGGGCCGGGAGGCCGCGGCGGCGGGGGTGGGTGCGGCATGCCGCCGTGCGCGCGCCGTAGGGCCGCGTGGGCCGGAGCGCGGGCATGAAAAAGGCCCCGCTCGCGGGGCCTGGTGATGGGACTGGTGGACGGCGTCAGAACAGGCCGGCGGGCTCGGCCTCTCGGTCCCAGCTGTAGATGATCAGCTCGCGTCGACGCGCTGCCTTGGCGCCGCCGCCGACCGTGTAGTCGATCTCCAGCTCCTCGAACTGGAAGCCCGCGAACACCCGGCGGATGTCCGGGTGGTCGTTGATGCTCACGATCGCCTTGCCCTGCAGGCCGCGCAGCACATCGGCCATGGCCTCGTAATGCTGGAACCCGAACTCGACGCCATAGCCCTCGGTCTGCCAGTACGGCGGGTCGAGGTAGAAGAAGCTGTGCGGCCGGTCGTATCGGCGCATGCACTCGCGCCAGTCCAGGCGCTCGACGTAGGTGCTGGTCAGGCGCAGGTGCGCCGCACTGAGCTGCTCCTCGATGCGCAGCAGGTTCACCGGCGGCGCAGTGGTGGCTGTGCCCCAGGTCTGCCCCTCGAGCTTGCCGCCGAAGCACTGCTGCTGCAGGTAGTAGAACCGGGCCGCGCGCTGCACATCGGTGAGCGTCTCAGGCGGCGTGTCCTGCAGCCACTTGAACACCTCGCGCGAGCTCAGCGCCCACTTGAACTGGCGCACGAACTCCTCGAGGTGATGCTTCACCACCCGATACAGGTTGACTAGGTCGCCGTTGACGTCGTTGATTACCTCCACATCGGCTGGCGGCCGAAGGAAATAGAGCGCGGCGCCGCCGGCGAAGACTTCGATGTAGGTCTTGTGCGCAGGAAAGCGCGGGATGAGTAGGTCCGCGAGGCGGCGCTTGCCGCCGATCCACGGAATGATGGGTTGTGCCATGGGTAGCGTGTGAAATGTTTACACTAGCCCTACCGTCCGGACGGTGGCAGGGCCTTGGTCCATAGCAGGCCTGATCTGCTGTGGGCGGCTGGATTGGTGTTACCGCACCGATCCAGTCGCCCTGTTCTTTCAATTGAGGGCTATGCCATCGACGGCTCCTTGCCGCCCGGTGCGGCCTGACCGACGACGTAGGGCGTGAACTGGATCACCTCCTCGCCCAGCCAGTCGTTGAGCTCGCGCAGGCGGTTCTGCAGCGGCGTGAGCTCGTTGAGCACGAATACCTGGGCTGCCTTCTCCACGTCGCCGAACCCGCCGGCGTTGCTGGGCACGATGCCGAGCAGCTGCGGCGGGATGCGGTGCGCGGCCAGCACGTCGTCGCGCGACACCGCCTTGATGTTGAAGAACTCGTCCTTGGCCGCGACCTCGCTGACCGGGATGAGCTTGATCCCGTCCGCCTTGCCGCCCGGGGCGTAGTAGAAGAGGTTGCGGAAGTTCCCCGGCCCCTTGCTGTCGCGCAGCGCCTGACGGATCTTGTCGATGTCCTCTTGCTGCTGCGCCTGGTCGCTGACGTACATGATGAACCCGGCGTGGCTACCGTTGTTGTAGTAGCGCCGGCGGAACAGCGTGGCCGACTCGTTCAGCCAGGCCGCCTGCAGCGCGCTCAGGTACTCCGGCAGCCCGTACACCTCTTGGTTGATGTCGGGCTCGCGCAGGTGCCACACCGAGCGCGGCTCGAACTCGTGCTCGTCCTTCCAGCCGCGCACGAACCAGTAGCTCTCCAGGTCGGCGCCGCGGCGCACGTACTTCGCCAGCGCGTGGCGCAGCTGCAGCGCCTTGCGGCTGATCGCACTGCGCTTCTCCAGGTAGGCGTTGCCGAAGGTCAGGTAGTCCAGGACCAGGGCGCCGAAGGCCTCACGCGTCAGCAACGGGTGCGGCTTGTAGAGGCTGGCCAGCACGTTGCGCTTGAAGTAGATCGAGCTCGTGTGATGCGGGTTCGCGCGGAAGCTCTTGGCCAGGCCGTCCCAGCTCACGGGCGGCTCGTACCATCGCCCGTTCATCCAGCACTCGATGTAGTCCAGGATATCGCCGCGCTGCAGCACCGGCTCCGGGTCACCGAAGGTGAAAGCCTGGATGCCGGGCACCGCCGGCGAGGCCTCGGCGGCCGGCGCGACGGCGCTGGCCAGGGACGTGGGTTCCATCAGTAGATCTCCAGGATGCCGCGGTTCGTCGCGGTCTCGCCCTCGAGGGGCTCGTGGTCGAGGACGTGCATCACAGCCCATGCCAAGTCGGCGTGGCCCGTGGCTTCTGTCCGACCGGCCAGGTAGGTGATGTTGCGGCCCGATGCCGTGAGGCCTCGGCGGATGGCCATGAACGAGTGCGCCAAGTCGGACCAGCCCGCGTCGAACTCGAGGCGGCCCTTGCTGATCACGCTCTGCGCCTTGAGGACCATCCTGGTCTTAAGGTCCAAGCTGTAGTTGAGCTCTGTCACCCCGGGGAAGAAGCCGCGCACAAGCTCTGCCACCGCGGCGCCGAAACCGCCAGTGGAGTCGATGCCGATGTACGCCACGTTGTAGCGCTTCGTGATTTGGCGGATCTTCTCGGCCTGCTCCTCGAACGAGAGCTTCTGCAACTGGTGCTTTTCGAGGACGCGGAAATTGCCGCCCGGCCGCAGCGGCGGCGCGATCACCACCACGGCCGCGTTGTCGCCGGTCTTGGACGGGTCCACGCCGACCCACACCGGTGCCCATGCATACGGCCGCGGCGCGAAGGCCTGGAAGTCCCTCCAGACCTCCCAGCTGTCCACCATGCACTTCTGCAGCTGTGCCAACGGGAACACGCTCTGCGTGTCGTCCACGAACTGGCACATCAGCAGGTTCGCGAACTCGTCGTCGGAGTACTCGAAGCGCAACTCGTCAAGGTCGAAGAGGTCGCACCCGCCGCGCTGCGCGTCGAGGATGGTGACGATCTGCCGCCAGATCTTGTCCTCACCCGTGAACCCGCCTGCCAGGCGGTCGTGGGACAAGTCGATTCGTATGTGGTCCTCCTTGCGGCGGCGCTTGTTTATGCGCTCGCCGGTCCACATCTCATAGGCCTCGTGCTGCACCGAGCTGGGCGTGCTGAAGTAGGTCTTCCTCCACTGCTTGTGCATCGCCATGCCCGAAGCGACCTTGTTCAGCTCGGTGAAACCATGGACCCAGAAGAACTCGTCGAAGTAGAAGTTCCCGTGAAAGCCCTGCGCAGTGCGGGCATTGGTGCCGAGGAACGTCAGCTCCGCGCCGTTGCTCAGGACGATCGGATCGCCGCTGAGCTCGACACCGGCGGCGTCGAATGCAAACGCCTTGATGTAGCCCTTGAAAACGTGCGCCTGCGCCTTGCTGGCCGACAGGAAGATTTGGTTGCGGCCTGTCCGTAGAGCATCGTCCAGTGCCTCACGGGCGAAGTACCACGTGGCGCCGATCTGGCGGCTCTTCAGAATCATCCGCGTGCGCATGTGCGAATTGCGCAGCCAGACCTTCTGGTAGTCGAAGAGAGAGTCGCGGAAGGCCTCGCTGAGCTTGGCCTCATGTTCCTCGGTGAAGTGGTTGCGCTCCGGGCGCTTCTTTGGTCCCTCGTTACGCTTCGCGAGGTTGGGATTGAGATCGCCTTGCTTGCCCGAGACTTCGAACTTGCGCACCCGCGCCGTGCGCTCCATCTGTCGGCCGAGGAGGTCGAGCTCCTTGAAGTCCCCGCCGGTCTTGTTGTCCTTGACGATCAGCTGGACCATGCGCGCTTCGAGCGTGCCCTCGACGCGCTCCAGCGGCGTGGACTCATCCCACTTCTCCGCGTCTTTCCACTCGTGCACCGTTGTGCGCGGCAGGCCCAGGTGCTCGGCGATGTAAGTCACCCGCCAGCCCTGCCAGTACAGCGCGCGAGCGCGCGCCTTCGCCGAGGCGCGGGCCTCTTCAGCGGTCACGGGTGCAGTAGTCGTTGCATCGGCATCAGCCATGCCGCGCAGTTTCCGCAGGCCTCCGCGCGCGCGCGAGGAGCGCCGGGTCAGCCGGCGGGCAGCAAGCCGCGGGCTCGTTGAATGAGCCTGTTACCGCGGACAACATGGGCACACGTTCCAGACGCACCGATCAACCGAGAGGCCTCCGCCCATGTCCCAGCAAACCAGCCAGAAGTACAAGGCGAAAATTTTCCGCGTCGCCACGGAGGGCGCCACCACCGATGGCCGCAACATCGAGCGCGCCTGGATCCAGGAGATGGCCGACAGCTACGACCCGAAGAAGTACGGGGCGCGCATCTGGATGGAGCACCTGCGTGGCTACACGCCGGACTCGACGTTCCGGGCCTACGGCGATGTGCTGAGCCTGTCGACCAAGGAAGTCGACGGCAAGCTGGCCCTGTTCGCGGAGATCGCGCCGCTGCCCGACCTGGTCGCGATGACCACCAAGGCCAAGCAGAAGATCTACACCTCGATCGAGGTCACGCCCAAGTTCGCCGACACCGGCAAGGCGTACCTCACCGGCCTGGCTGTCACCGACACGCCGGCCAGCCTCGGCACCGAGGTCCTGGAGTTTGCGGCGCAGAAGCCCGAGGCCAACCCGTTCAAGGGCCGCAAGTCGCACGCCGACGCGCTGTTCAGCGTGGCGGTGGAGCAGGAGATGTCGTTCGAGCCCGAGGCCTCCGACGACAGCGCCAAGAAGTTCACCGACCGCATCAAGGACCTGGTGGCCAAGTTCAGCGGCAAGGCCCGCAGCGACGACGAGCGCTTCGGCGCGGTGGAAGAGGGCTTCACGGCCGTCACAGAGCAGTTCACGAAGCACAGCGATGCCATCGCCAAAGTCGAGAAGGCCTCGGCCGACAACACGACCGAGCTGGAGAAGTTCCGCGGCGAGCTCGCCGAAGTGCGGAAGCTCCTCGACAACACCGACGCCAACAAGCACAGCCAGCGCCCGTCGGCCACGGGCGGCAACGGCCAGCAGCTGACCGACTGCTGAGCCGCAGTCCCCACGACCGAATCACAGGAGATCTCACATGCGCACCGAAACCCGCGTCGCGTTCAACGCCTACACCGCGCACCTGGCCAAGCTCAACGGCGTTCCCAGCGCCGGGGAGTCCTTCACCGTGGCGCCCTCCGTGCAGCAGACGCTGGAAAAGAAGATCCAGGAGTCCGCTGCGTTCCTGCAGAAGATCAACATGATCCCGGTCACGGAGATGGAGGGCGAGAAGCTCGGCCTGGGCGTCTCCGGTCCGGTGGCCAGCCGTACCAACACCGATCTGAACGACCGCACCACGCGCGACATTTCGACGCTGGACAAGCGCGGCTACAAGTGCGCGAAGACGAACTACGACACGCACATCAAGTACGCCACGCTGGACATGTGGGCCAAGTTCCCAAACTTCCAGCAGCTGGTGCGCGACCAGATCGTGACGCGTCAAGGCCTGGACCGGATCACGATCGGCTTCCACGGCATTCAAGTTGCCGCGGAAACCGACCTGGCCACCTACCCGCTGCTGCAGGACGTCAACCGGGGCTGGCTGCAGGCCATCCGCGAGGATGCTGAGGACCAGGTCATGGACCACGGGGACGATCCCACCAAGATCGTCATCAGCTCTGCCGGCGACTACAAGAACCTGGACTCGCTGGTGTACGACGCCATCCAGATGCTGGACCCCTGGTATCGCGAAGACCCGGGCCTGCGTGCTTTCGTGTCGCGCGACCTCATGCACGACAAGCTGTTTCCGCTCGTCGACGAGCCGCAGGATCCGACCCAGAAGGTCGCGGCCAACCTGCTGTTGCAGCAAGCGCGCCTGGGCGGCCTGCCGCCGGAGCTGGTGCCCTATTTCCCCGCCAGGACGATCCTGATCACGTCCTACGACAACCTGTCCGTCTACTGGCAGGAAGGGGCACGCCGCCGCTACGTGAAGGACAAGCCGGAGCGCGATCGGATCGAGAACTACGAATCGTCCAACGACGCATACGTGGTGGAGCGCTACGGCAAGACGGTGCTGATCGAGAACATCACCACGCCGGCCTGACCATGGCAAGCCGCGCCCAACTCCACCAGCAGCGCGTGCGGGCCCGCATGGCCGCCGCCGCCGCCCCGCACGGTGCACCGGTGCAGGGCAGCGCCTACGACCTGGTCATGGCCCAGCTCATTGAGCACCGGCGCATGCTGAAGGACATCCAGAGCGTCGAGCGCAAGATCGCAGCCAAGGTGGCATTCCTGCCGATCTACGACGCGTGGATCGACGGTGCCCTGGCCGCCGGCAACGGTGCGCAGGACGAAGTGCTGAGCACGGTCCTCGTCTGGCACATCGACGCGGGCAACTACGCCCGAGCGCTGCAGATCGCGCGCTATGTCGTGCAGCACGGTCTGCAGATGCCGGATCGGTACGAGCGCAACGTAGCCACGGTGCTGATCGACGAGTTCGGCGCCGCGGCGCTGGCCGGGCGCATGCCGCACGAGCTCGCGCTGCAGGTGCTGCCCGATGTGCTGCAGCTCACGGCCGAGCATGACGCGCCTGACCAGGCGCGGGCGAAACTCCACAAGGCGGTGGGCTACGCCCTGATCGGCAAGTCCGGCAGTGCCGACGTCGATCTGTCCGCCGTTCCTGAGCCCGTCGCCCGCCTCGCCCTCGATCACCTGCAGCGTGCGCTGGCCCTGTTCGACCAGGTCGGCGTGAAGAAAGACCTGGAGCGCCTGGAGCGCCGGCTGAAGGCCTCCGCGCCGCCGCCGGCACCGCCGGTGCCTCCCACCGACACCGGAGCGGCTCCGCCTGCCGCGCCGGCCGACACGAATACGGCGCCACCGAGCGCCTGACCAGTTCCGGACCCCGGAGCCCGGGGGCCCGGTGCCGCGGCTGGAGGCTGATCGCCATGAAAGCCAACGCACCGGTCACCCCCGACCTACACACGACCACCAGCCATGAGCAGCTTCTCCGCCCCTGCCGCCACGCCCGCGCCGCCGCCCCATCCTGTTGCTCAGGATGGCTGGTGGCCGGACATCGACCTGGTGCAGCTGCGCGCGCGAGCCAATCTCGACGGCAGCGTCACCGACGAGCGCCTGCGCGCCGCCGTCGTCAATGCCTGCTTCGACGTCAACAGCCAGTGCTGGACCTGGCGGCGGACGCAGCAAGCTGCCGGCGCGCTCGCGCTGGATGAGGTGGCGGCGCCGGAGATCGACGGCCAGAGCGTGCTGGTCCACCTGTACCTGCGCGCGGTCACGTGCGGCGCCCAGGTGGACCTCTACGAGCGCTACCGCGGCGTGGACACCACCGCCAGCGGCGACCGCAAGGCCGACGCCCTGGACACCACCGTCCCCGATCTGCGCCGCGACCAGCGCTGGGCCGTCAGCGACCTGGTCGGCCGCGGCCGGACCACCGTGGAGCTGATCTGACATGGACGTGATCGCGCGCCAGGGCGACACCGTCGACGCGCTGTGCCAGAGGCATCTCGGCACCACTGCCGGCGGCGTGGTCGAGTCCACGCTCGAGCTCAACCCCGGCCTGGCCGCGCTCGGCCCGGTGCTGCCGATTGGTACGCCGGTGACGCTGGCCACGCCCACCACCACGACCCCGACCACCAGCAGCAACACGGTGAGCCTATGGGACTGACGACACAACGCGAGGAACTGGACATGTCCCTGACCACCGCCGGGTCCGAGACCGGCTCTGCCATTGGCGCAACGGCTCTGAAAGCTGGGCCTCCCGTCGCCGTGAGCGGCGCCACGCTGCTGGGCGTGCCCGTTGCGGACTGGGTGCAGTACGTGACCCTGGTCTATGTCGTCGTGTTGGCCGGGCGCGCCCTGTGGCCCACTGTGCACGCCATCTGGACCTGGGCGCGCGCTGCATGCGGAGGCCGGCAATGATCCGCCGCGCCATTGCCACCCTCTCCCTCAGCGCCGCGGCGTTGGTGGGCCTAGCCGTCAGCGAGAACTACACCGCCACGGCCGTCCAGCCCGTGCCGGGCGACGCCTGGACGCTCGGATTCGGCACCACTGGGGCCGACGTGAAGCCGGGCGACACGACGACGCCGCCGAAGGCCCTCGCGCGCATGCTCACCGACGTGCAGCGCTACGAGGGCGCGCTGCATCGCTGCGTCACGGTGTCGTTGCATCAGCACGAATATGACGCGTATCTCTCACTGGCCTACAACATCGGGCCCACGGCGTTCTGCACGTCGACGCTGGTGCGCAAGCTCAACGCCCAGGACTACGCCGGCGCCTGCGGCGAAATCCTTCGCTGGGATCGGTTCAAGGGCCGCCCGCTACGCGGCCTGACGATACGCCGCCAGCGCGAATACCAGCAGTGCGTCGGCACCGAAGTGGGCTGACGTGGAGAAGCTCCTCTCGCTGCGTAACGCGCTCACGGCCGCCGTGCCCGAGATCGCGCGCGACCCCTCCAAGCTGACCGTGTTCGCCAAAGCCGGCAGTTCGGTGGCCACCGGCGCCGGCGAGAGCCTGAGCTGGGAGTACCGGTACACCGCGACGCTGCTGCTGCTGGACTTCGCCGGCGACGCCGACCACGTCACGGCCGCCGTGCATGCGTGGGTGCGCGTGTATCAGCCCGAGCTGCTCGACAATGCGGAGCTGCGCGAGCGAGGCATCCAGTTCGAGGCCGAGCTGCTCAACGCCAAGGCCGTGGACCTGCAGATCACTCTGCAGCTCACCGAAGCCGTGCGCGTGCTGCCCCGTGCCGGCGCGCCGGAGACGGGTCCGGCCGCACAGCGCTGGGAGATCACGCACCTGCCCGAGCCGCCGCGCATGAGCCTGCTGTAGAGCCTGGGAATGGACGATCTCACCGCCCTCGAGGCCTGGGCCACGCCGCTGCTGCAGCAGCTCAGCCGCGGCGAGATCCGCCGCCTGGCGGTCACGATCGCGCGCGACCTGCGCCGCGGCCAGCAGCAGCGCATCGCCGCGCAACAGAACCCTGATGGCTCGCCGTATGAGCCCCGCAAGGCCCAGCCCCAGCGGCGCCTGCGCGACCAGGTTGGCGCACTGCGCCGCGGCGCAATGTTCTCGAAGCTCCGCACCGCGAAACACCTGATCGCCCGCGCCGACGCCGAGGGCGCCGTGGTGGGCTTCGTAGGCCGCGCAGCGCGCATCGCCGCGGTCCACCAGTACGGCGAACGCGACCAGGTGCAGCCAGGCGGGCCCACGGTCCAGTACCCGGCGCGCGAGCTGCTCGGCTTCACGCCGGCCGACATGGAGCGCGTGCGCGAGCTGCTGCTGGAGCACCTCGCGCGCTGAGCAGGGGTCAGCCGGCGGGCAGGCAACCCCGCCCCGCGTGCCTCGCGCGAGGCATGCCGGCACAGTGGCCAGCATGGTCGCGCCGTCATCCATCGCCGAAATCTCCCGGCTGCTGAACAACCTCATCCGCCTGGGCACCATCGCCGCGATCGATGCGGCAGCCAGACGCTGCCGCGTGCGCTCCGGCGAGCTGCTCACCGCCTGGCTGCCCTGGGTGAGCCTGCGCGCCGGAGACGTGCGCACCTGGTCGCCGCCCAGTGTGGGCGAGCAATGCACGCTGCTGTCGCCGGGCGGCGATCTCGCCGCGGCCGTCGTGCTGCTGGGGCTCTACAGCGACGCGAACCCGGCGCCGAGCTCGGGCACGAACGTCACGGCCACTCACTATCCAGACGGTGCGTTCACCAGCTATGACCACGCCGCCCACACGCTCAACGTCACCCTGCCCGATGGCGGCAGGGTCAGCATCACGGCCCCGGCCAGCGTCACGGTCACGTCGCCCAGCGTCACGATCGACGCGGAGCAGACCACCTGCACCGGCATGCTGACCATTCAGGGCCGGCTCACGTACCAGGGCGGCATGGCCGGCTCCGGCAGCGCCGGCGGCGGGGCCGCAGCGGTGATCCAGGGCACGGTGCAGGTCAGCGACGACGTCACCGCCGGCGGCATCAGCCTGCACAACCACACCCACAGCGGCGTGCGCAGCGGTGGCGAGAACACCGGAGGCCCGCAGTGACCGGCATGCACCGCACCACCGGCGCGGCCGTCGACGGTCTCGAGGACCTGCGGCAGAGCATCGCCGTGATCCTCACCACGCCCATCGGCAGCAGGCTGATGCGCCGCGACTTCGGCAGCCTGCTGCCCGAGCTCATCGACCAGCCCGACAACGGCCGGACGCGCGTGCTGCTGTTCAGCGCAATCGCCGGCGCGCTGATGCACTGGGAGCCGCGGCTGCGCGTGTCCCGCGTGCGGCTGTCGCGCGGCGAACAGCCCGGCCAGGCCGTCGTGCAGCTCGACGGCCTGTTCATCCGCCCCGAAGGTCCGCAGCAGCTGCTCGCGCTGCGCGTGCCGCTGCAGAGCCAGGCCTCCGCATGATCGACCTCTCCCTGCTCCCACCGCCCGACGTCGTCGAGACGCTCGATTTCGAGACCGTGCTGGCCGAGCGCACGGCAAAGCTCCGGGAGCTGTACCCCGACATCTCCGACGCGCTCGAGCGCGAGTCCAGCCCGGTGCTCGCGCTGCTGCAGGAGTCCGCGTACCGCGAGCTACTTCAGCGGCAGCGCATCAACGAGTCCGCGCGCGCCGTGATGCTCGCGTCCGCCACCGGTGCGGATCTCGACCAGCTCGCAGCGAACCTCGGCGTGGTGCGCCTGGTCATCGACGCCGGCGACGCCAGTGCTGTGCCGCCCGTGGCGCCGACGCTTGAGAGCGATGCTGAGCTGCGGGAGCGGTGCCTGCTGTCACTGGAAGCGCTCAACACCGCGGGCTCACGTGGCAGCTACCTCTACCACGCCCGCAGCGTCTCCGGCGACGTGCTGGACGCCAACGCTGTGAGCCCGCTGCCCGGCCATGTCACCGTGTACGTGCTCTCCCGCACCGGCGCCGGCGCCGCCTCCGAGCCGCTGCTCGCGGCCGTGGCCGCGGCGCTCAGCGCCGAGGACGTGCGGCCGCTCACCGACAACGTCACGGTGCTGTCCGCATCGATCGTCGAGTACGCGATCACCGCCACGCTCACGATCGAACAGGGTCCGGACGCCGAGACCGTGCGCAGCACCGCTGCCGCCGCGGCGCAGGCCTATGTCGACGAGTTGCACCGGCTGGGCCGCTCCGTGGGCTTGGCGGGCATCTACGCCGCGCTGAAGTGCGCCGGCGTTGTGGACGTGGACCTGATCGCCCCCGCTGCCCGTGTCGCGATCTCCGCGGGCCAGGCCGCGTACTGCACAGGCATCACGCTCACGGTCGAGGTCGAGGGTGGCTGATACGGCGCTGCTCCCACCGAACGCCACCGCGCTCGAGCGCGCCGTGGCCGTCGCGTGCCGCCCCGCCACCGAGCTGCCGGTGCCGCTACGCGCGCTATGGAGCCCCGACGCGTGCCCGGTCCAGA